GCGAGAATGACCCGCGTGGCTTGGGGTCTGGGAAGGACCCATGACGGGGGGCGGGCGGTGGTCATCGGGCGGTGGCGAGGGCTTCGCGCAGGGCACGGTCGAACTGCTTGCTGAACTCACGGTCGACGATTGGCTGGGCCAGGCGCATGAGGTCAAGGCGCTTGGTGTACCTGGCCGGCGTGTCCTCAAAGACGATGACGGGAATCAACTTTCCGGGCTTGCCTGGTACGCGGCGCCAGATGCCGATGGGCGCTTTGTCCCAGCCCTTGCCGGTGGGGCGGCCGTAGAAGAGCTGGATAGGTGCTGCGCCCTTGCGCCGGGATGCCGCACCCACCCCGAGCTTGCGGGATACTGCGGCGCCGAGCGTGCCGTCTTTGGCTGCTGCCTTGAGCTTGTCTGTGAGGCCGCGCGGGATGTTGCCGAAGGCGTTCAGCTCGACATTGCCTGGCAGCCTGATTCCGCGCGCTGTGGGCTGTCGGGTGCCGCCCGCCAGTTGCAGACGCAGGTAGCTGGCCTGGCGCTGCATGAAACCCACCTCTGCGGTGAGTGTGTTGCGGTCGGCCCGCTTGACGTAGACGCCGCGCTTGGTGAATGGCGCCGGGCGGTCAAAGACCCGGTCCAGCTCGGCCGGGATGGCGTCTTTGATGGCGGTAGCGGTACGCGTCAGCGCCACGGCCGCAGCAAATGCAACTTGCTTTTGCTGCCCGCCCAGCCGCGCCAGCACGTCACCGAAGTTGTGTTTGAGGTTGATCTGCATCACGCGGCTCCAGTCTCGTCCAGCGCCCGCAGCGCCTCGATCACATCCGCCTTCGACGGACGGCCCGGCTGGCGTGCGATCAGGGCCAGCATGGCCTCTTGCGCCTCGCGCCATGGCCGGCACGACCGCACCAGCCGGGCGCAGCAGCGCACGCAGTGCAGGTGGTAGCGGCCGGTGCGTTGACCACGGGCTGCGCGGCTGCAGTGGCCGCAGGGCACGGCAACACCTGGGTGCACAGGGCCATCATCACCACCCACCATGCCTGCACTCATTGCGCACCCACCAGGTCACCCAGCACCCACAGTGCCCGCGTGATAGCCGACTGCGGAACGTCGCCGCCGGCCTTGGCATAGTCAAGCACCAGCGCGGCGGCCAGCTCTTCGGCGTTGTAGCGGTCTCTCACTCGCCCATCTCCATGCGGGCGGCCTTGCGGTAGCTGCCCCAGTTGCACGGCACCCAGCGCGCGACCTCGGTCATGCGGTCGTACACGCGGTCACCCACGAACTGGCGGAACCCCTTGGCGTCCTGATTCGTCAGCAGAATCGTCGGCTTCATTTCGCGGTAGCGCCTGTCGAGCACATCGAACAGGTGCGTCTGCTCGCTCTCCGTGCCGTACTGCACGCCAATCTCGTCGATCACCAGCAGGGGCACATGGGCCAGGCTGTCAAGCAGATCCACCTCGCTTACGTCAGAGTCACGCCGCCAGGTGGACCGCAGCAGCTGGATCAGCTCCATGCACGTCATGTACCGCCCAACACAGCCCGGCATGAGCGCCTGCAGAATGGCGCCGGCCAGGTGGCTCTTGCCGGTGCCCGGCGGGCCGGAAAACACCAGCCAGGCGCCACGCTTGCGAACCTCGGACCACTCCGACACGAAGCGCCGCGACACCGCCAGGGCATGCGCCTGCCCGGTCGATTGCACCTTGAACCCATCAAACGTGCGGCCAACGAAGCGCGCCGGAATCGCCGCCCTGAGCAGGTGCTTCTCCCGCTCCGCCGCGGCGGCCTTCTCCGCCACCAGCCGCGCGGCCTGAACCTCGGCGCGGCGGGCATCCTCGGCACAGCCTGGGCACACCGTCCACACCACGCGCCGGCTCAGCCGGGTCCCGGTCGCCATGAACACGCCGTGTCTTGCGCAGTTTTCCTGCACCCGGCCAACAGGGATCATGGCCCCTGCGGCAGCCCGCGCCTGCACCAGCACAGGGCTTGCCGACCCCATCACAACCGCGTCAATTGATTGAGCCATCTGCGCTGATCCCTTCGTTGTAATCGAGTTTTTCGAAGCCGCTGTGGCGACCGGATTTCTTGACCTGAATCGCCGCCGACGCGGCCCCGCCACCGGCCAACAGCCACGCCGCCTGGAACCCCGTCCAACCCCGTTGGCAGCACAGCGACAGCACCGCATCCAGCGTCATGCCCGCCTTCTCCGCCTCGACCCGCAGCGCCTTCACGGCGGTGGCGGTCAGCGGCGCCTTCTTCGCCTTTCGCAGGGCCACAAAGTCGGTCAGGACTTCCGGGGTCACGTCCGTCAAACCGAAAATCTGCGCCGACATTTCCGCGCGATTCGCGCCTTGATGTTTCAAGTGACGGTTAAGTGATGGTTCTATGATGGTTATGGGTGCAGATTCTGCGGGGGTGGGGGGTGCAGATTCTGCGGGGATGGGGTGCAGATTCTGCGGGGGTGCAGATTCTGCGGGGGTGCAGATTCTGCGGGGGTTGATAGTGAAAAGGTTCGACCGGCCGCCACGCTCCAGGCGCGACAAAATACCCGCCGACTCCAACGCGGCCAGGTGCCCCTGCACCGCCCGCTCACTCATGCCACAGCGGCGCGCCACAGCCGCGATCGAGGGGTAACACTCCCCCTGGTCATTCGCGTTGTCGCACAGGCTCAAAAGCACCAGCTTTCGGCCAGACGGCAGGCTCGACTTCCACGCCTCGGTCATCAGTGCAATGCTCATTTCAGTAGCACCCCACCACCGCACCAGCGGAAGACGCGATATCTGACCGGCGCACAGCCACACCAGCGCCACGCAAACCCGGCGGCACATACGATGCACGCACCAGCACGCCACGGTCGCCGCGCGGGCCTACGTTGCGGCGCTTGGTGGGGGCCTCCAGCACGAAGCCCAGCAGGTTCATTTCACGCAGGCGGGCAGAGATGGAACCAATCTCGATACGCCGGCCGGGCGTCAGGCGCTCCAGCACCTCTTGAATTTCGCGGTCGGTGGTGTCTGCGTGGCCATTGGCGTGGCGGCGCAGCAGCACGTCGAACACTTCGCGGTGGCTCGCGCACATCACCGGCAGGCCATCCGGCCCGGTCTTGATATCTGCGGGGTTCATGCGGCCCTCCGCAGCGCTGCAGGTTTACCAGCCTCATGCATCGCGGCCAGGGTGGCGCGCAGGTGTTGGCTGGCACTCAACATCTGGGTCAACTCGCGGTCTATGTGGGCCAGCTCGTTGGCGGTGATGCGGCCGTCCGCGGCAGAATCTGCCACGGCAGCGATGAACTCACCGAACTCACGGGCCGTGGCGGCCAGCTCCTGAAACGTGTCGCCCGCCACGGCCTCGGGCATGGGCAGCACCACGCAGCCACACGCGGCGGCGAAGGTGTTCAGGATGCGCATGTCACCCGTGAGGTGCGACAGCTTCAGGGCATCCACCAGACCCAGCTTGGCGGTGCCGCTTGCCACACACTCGTGGCTCAACGTGCTGGCCGACTTGCCTATGCGCGGCGCCAGAGACAGCGCGCCCCCCGGGTAGTCGTGCACCAGGCCGTAGGCGGCATCCAGAATTTCGGACATGGCAAATCCTCTCAATCAACGCTATGGAACAAATTCCGGGCGCCCGCCATAGTCACGGCATGCCCAGCACAGATATCAACGGAAAATAAAACCCCGCCGGCCCGTCCGCGCGCCTTTCGAGCGCCGTAGGAGACAGTCATCATTCGGGACGGGCCAGCCTGGAGCAGGCCAGCGTGGCGGGAAAAGTGGGTGGGGCGGCCAGCCGGGACACAATGCAAGTTCCTCAACCCGCACCCGAAAGGCCGCCCCATGAAAACGAAGACCCTGTCAGGCGCAGAGTTCAAAGCGCACTTCGAAAACCTCATCAACTCCATCAAGGACGAGGACGATGTGTTTTTTGGCTCCGGCGACCTCAGCTTTGCCAGGGTCAAAGAGCGCGGGCCGCAGGACGGGCCAAGACTGGTGCAGATCGAGTTCAACGAGATTTACTCCGTGACACTGGACCCGGACACCATGAAGTGACCCGCCTCGCGCTGGCGAATCTCAGCCAGCAACCGGGGAACCTCGGACACCAGGCGGTCGTCCTTGAAAGCGGCATAGCTGCTATCAAAACGCCCAAAGCAGGTGGACCGGAGGCGGACCATTCCGCCTGGAAGAACCGTGATCGTGATTTCGGATTCAATGGACATTCAAACCACCCCCTGAGCATCAGAAACAGGAGCAGAGCACGACCGCGTGGCGCTGGTATTGGTGAGCTCGGGCCAGTAAAAAGCAAAGTTTTCAGGCCAGCGCTCTCGGCGTGTAAAACGCCCATCGCTGCGAATCTCGATCTGGGCAGCAAGTTCACGCAGGCGGCCTTCAGGTATGCCATCAGAAAGCCAGGCGTGGACAGAGGGCGGCTTGATACCCAACATGCGCGCCACGGCGGTGACGCCGCCGAGTAGCTGGATGATTTCTTGATCGGTCATGCGTCAATTATTAGGTATTCCTTCCTGATTGTAAATAGGAAAACCTTACTTCTTCTGATTTAGGCTTGCCTTATGCTCTCCTCGCTTGCGGATCGACTGAAAGAGGCCATGTCTGGCCCCAAAAAAGTGACTGGCGCGGCCTTGGCAAAGGCCTGCGGGATCAAGCCGCCTTCTGTAAGCGACTGGCTATCCGGAAAATCGAAGTCGATGGACGGGAACAACCTTATCGATGCATCGGAGTTGCTTGGCGTCCGAGCGAAATGGCTTATCAAAGGCGTGGGACCGAAGTTTCTAGACTACCCCCAGGCGAGCCACCATGCAACCGACTCGGACGCACCAGATATTCAGCCAAAGCCCACATATGACGCGTGGGTGCTAGAGGCGATTGGAATTTTGCAGCGCCTGGACGACGCTGATCGGCGGGCGGCCGTGATCAATCTTCGGACATTTGTTCAGCAAATTGGACCGCCCGGCGACGGCCAGACTCTACCGATGGCCACGCAACAACAGAGAGTCATCAACGGAAAATGATTGAAATATGATCGCAATCATCATTCCAGCAACACAGCGAATAACAAATGAAGTCTCGATTCAAAAAAATTACGGCCCTCTGCGGCCTGTTTGCCTGCACCGCATCCTATGCAGGTGATCTCGCTTGCTATCAAGATCCGCGCACCGATGCAGCACAGTGCATTGATGGAAAAAACATCAGGGAAAAGAACGGAATAAGGTCATCGCCGCTATACATTGGCGGCCCTAATGGAGTAAGAAAAACCAACTTCACAATGCATACCAACTGCAACACAGGGGTAACGCATCTAAAAGACCGCGACGGAGTGAGTTTTGCAGGTGGCGATGGCAATGAAACGAGATCTCTTCGCGCCCTTAGAACGTGGATGTGCGAGGCAAAACTAAAAAAATAGCAGGAAAGCCCAGCAAGGCCAACAGCCCAGATCAAAGATGCCCGCAACGCGGGCTTTTTTACGTCTACTCGAATTTTGTTAGGTTTTCCTATTGACCGAATGAAAGGTTTGCCTAATAATTCACCCATGCCAACAAAACGGCATCAGGTGAAGCGGATCGGCGCACACCGGCAACTCGTTAAAAAATCAGCGGACGTAGCGACACAGGCACAGGCAAGCGTGACCCGTGTTTAGCAGTCCACGCGACCCGGCGGCGCGAGAGCCGGGTGAGGGGCATGCACCCAAGAACAGCCAGCATGCAAACCGCGATGGCGGGCCGGGTGGCCCGCACGAATTCGCTGTGAACCGCTGGAGCCTGCATAGCAGGGAGATGCCAGCAGGCCATTCGCAAGAGTGGCAAAACCAGAGCGCACTGATAAGCAGTGCTCTCTGTTTTAAACAGGAGAAAACATGATCGGAAAACACGTAATTGTTCGCACCTATTCAGCGGGTGTTTTTGCTGGAATTTTGAAATCACGCAACGGGAGGGAGGTCGTCATGACCGACGCCCGACGCCTGTGGTATTGGGACGGCGCGGCCAGCCTGTCTCAGCTTGCGATTGACGGCGTGAGCAAACCAAAGACCTGCAAATTCCCAGCGCCTGTCGCTGAGATTTTGCTGACTGAGGCGATTGAAATCATCCCGACAACGGAGGCGTCTCAGGAATCTATTGCTCGGGTGAAGGTATGGGCTCAGTAAACGCCGGGTACGGGTCCGGGTCCGGGTACGGGTACGGGGACGGGTACGGGGACGGGTCCGGGTACGGGGACGGGTCCGGGTACGGGTCCGGGTCCGGGTCCGGGTCCGGGTACGGGTCCGGGTCCGGGGCCGGGGACGGG